CGGTGATAGTCTCGCCACCTACGATCAGGCAAACATCTTCGAGCAGCTCGTTGACCACAAGGTCCTCGGTGGCGGCGTTGCTTGGGAATTCCCAGTCACCGGTACCGTCAGCATTCTCGCAGCATGGAACGCCGGCATTGAGCTCGGCGGCGGAAGCAACACCAACACTTCTTCCACCATCGCTGTCAAGCTCGACAAGCGCCCAATTGCAGCTCACTTCGAGATCGACAACATCGACCTCATGCAGACCCAGTGGGAATTCCGCGCCGAGCTCGCTCGTCAAGCTGGTCTCTCCCTCGCCAACGCCCGTGACAAGCAGATCGCTGCTTACATCGGTCGCGCCGCTGCCGAATCTCCTCTAGCTTCCGATCCACGTGGCATCGCTGCTGGTCCAGTATTCCCTTCGATTCTCTTCAAGAATCTCGGAGCTACAATCAACGGAGCCGCCACTGGCGCAATGCGCTCCGCTGCTGCACTCGAGGCTCTCAAGGCAGCAGAAGACTTTGTCGTATGGCTACAGACCATCAACGCCCCAACCGATGGCGTTTACCTCGCCGTTACCCCACGCGCGTTCCAAGACATCCGTGCACTCGGTGTCGCTCGTACAGAGACCGTTGCTGCAAACATGCAACCAATGTTTGGTGGCATTGCGGAGGCTGGTGGACTCGGAGTAGGACTCAAGATGGGTCTCAACAATCTCTCCGATACCCTTGATTACATGGGCGTCAAGATCATCAAGAGCAATCACCTCCCGCTTTCCAATTACGGCGCCAGCGCCGGCGTCAACATTGGCGAAACACGTTACAACCTTAACTTTGAAGCTACGGGCTGCGTTGGTCTTCTCTTCCAGAAGAGTGCGGTTGCTTCTCTCAAGCTTCAGGGCCTCAAGATGGACACCGTCGATGACGTTCGTCGCAACACAACCTTCACGGTTGCTAGCGCCATGAACGGAACCGGCGTACTTCGCCCAGAATGCGCTGCTATGCTTTGCGGCGAGCCAGCCTCTGGTGACGGCACCGCCGCCGGTAAGATGTTCACCTCAGCAAACGTTCTAAACACCGCTGTTGACGCTGCCAACGTTGGTGGATCGGAAGCAGCACAGGCCCGTCTCTACCTACAAACCGCCCTCGGCGCCAACTTCTCAGCAGAGTTCGTTGCCACCGCCTCAAGTGCGTTCCCATACCTCAACACTTGATGTTGATGTGTGAGAGTCTGTAAGATGTGATTTCGTACCCCCTTCAAAGAAGGGACAAGTGATCGTCAGCATCTCCTCGCAGTAACCTGCTGCGTTGTATCCGGCTGCTCCCCGAAAGGGGAGTGGCTGGTTTCCCAGTCAAACACGTTTCGTTCATACACATCCAACAAAGGATGGCATACCCCTAACACAAGGATTACCCACATGGGTTACCTCAGCAAGCTAAACGCAGTTAATCTAATGCTTCTCGCCTCGGGCGAGTCGCTAGTCGCAGATCTACAAGAAGCATCAGGCATCGACACAGGCATCTCGGAGTTCCTATTGGATCAGGCCAGCCTAGACCACCAGCTTCGTGGTCTAGTAGAGAACAAGATCACCCGCAAGGTAGTACTAACGGAAGCAGGGGAGATCCTATTGGGATATCCTAACACCGATTACCTCGGAGTCTTGGCAGCATCTCTCGTAGTTCCAGTTCGGAACACAAACGGAGATATCATCCAAGTTCGCGTACAGGAGGGCAATCCCCCACGCCTCTGGAACATGACAGACGAGACCCCGACCTTTGAGATTGGAGACTACTGGATTGAAACAGTAAACCTTCTTCATTGGGAGCAACTCGATACCGTGGCACAGCGAGCCGTCTTGGCCGACGCCATGCGCAAGTACCAGATGATGACGCAGGGCGATACTAACGCTGATAAGCTATATGCCGAACAGGTCATGATCCACAGGATCAAGGCCAAGGCAGATAATACAGCCAACGCTAACTACAATATCTTTTACAACAACCCAACCGCATTCGATGCTATTAACCGTATATCAAACGGCAACCCACGATTGTGGAACGGAGGAGCCTAACACAAATGTCCAGCCCTACTTCAATCTCTATCCAGACTCTATCGTCTGGCGTAGGGCGACAGCCCATGTCCAAGCGGACACCCTACGAAGCACAGGAACTAGACAACTGTCTAGTGTCACTAGAGAAGTCAGTGGAGAAGCGCCCGGGGTTCGAGGTACTATCGTACTCTCCTGCGGTGTTCGATCTTTCTTTTCTACCTGTAAACCTTGACCCACACTTTGAGTGGTTCACCCTAGATAACGATAATCGCTTCTTGATCATCATTGATCGAGCAGCCCCCACCACAGCTTCTACTCTTTATTATGTAATTAAGGTAGATGGTAATACGTGGACAAACGTAACCCCAGACTTTCAGTGGGACCCAGCAGACCCTGCACTTGTGTGGAATGGCGCTACCCCACCAAACGAGAACAGTACACAGATTGCCTTGTACAACAACGCAGTAAGTACCGTATCTCCGGGACAGACCGTTTACGAACGATATACCCAACTACTAACTGGCGGTATTCTCGATGTGAATTCCCGCAACTATCTAACCCATGGTACTGGAGACACTCGAGATATTCTAAAGACAATTCACTTTGGTTCCAGTGTAATCTATTTGAATACACACGTCTATGCTGGATTTACCAGCGGCACTAATGGATACACTGTTGATAACTACGGGTTGTCTACTCTAACTACTGACCTAATTGGACAGAAGGTAACCTACTACAGCGCACTAAAGGTGCGACGAACTACCGATGGACGGTTCTACCCACAGGGTACAATCTTGGCACCGGGAGATGAATGGGATACTACATTTGTTGCTAAGTATATCCCAGTTGATACCTATGTCTACGGATCTTTCGAGACCCCTTGGCTTGGTCAGTCCGTAGAGAACTTTGGGGAGCTTCGGCTTCCACCCGGTAAGAATGATTTCTATGCAAACAACTCCGAGCTAGACGAGACACCTGACGATACCTCAGCTCGGGATATGCTTGCATTGCTATACGACCCTGCTACCGCCTTTGCAGACGGAGCAGGTGTATCACCTGTTGACGGACGTGGAAAGATCTACTTCTGTAATGCAGCATACCTGTCTCTAGACCCCGGCTATTACCGTATCGTCAACTTCCCAACAAGCGAAACGTCAGACCTAGCTTCACTCGTTGGAACCGGTAAGCCGTACACCCAAAAGGTACGCTCACCTGACAACTGTTCGGTGATTGATCAGGGCCGAATGCCACAGCAGCTATCATGGGATGGTCTCAAGTTTACCCTAGCCCCCATTGATTGGTCTCACCGCACTATTGGAGATCGGGTAACCAATCCCGGACCATCACCATTCCTCAACGAGGACATGGAAGCCCGCCACGTTCGCCTTACAGCCATCTGTAACTTCCGTGATCGCTTGTTCCTAGCTGCGGGAGACGTTGTCTTCAGTAGCCAGCTAGGTGTACTCAACGACCTCTGGATCAAAGACCCAAGTAACATTGGCGTATCTGATCCAATCGACGTCCGCGCAGCAAGTAACCTATATGCTGAGATCACCGCCATGCTACCGTTCGACAAGTACCTCTTCCTTAATACGAAGGGCAGTATTCAATTCGAGCTTAAGGGTGACAACGGACTGATCTCCCCACTAACTGCGGAGATTTCCCAGACCACCTTCTACACGACCCTTGATCTAGTATCACCACAGGTTCTTGGATCTCAGATTTACTTCTGGGATAGCGGGCGACTCTATGTATACCTGAATCAAGATAGCCGTCAACTCAACACGGCAATCGAAGTATCCTCAACGGTTCGTGGCTATCTACCATCCGATATTGAGGCAACCTGTACAGCCAATGCACAGTCATATGTCATTGGTGTCGACGGGAATAATAGATCTGATGTCTACATCTACTGTAACAGATTCTCTGGTGACCGAATTGCACAGAGTGCATTCTGGCGCTATCGTCTAGACACAGTGGATTCTATTCGTGGAGTCAATGTCTGGAATGAGTATCTATACACAATCAGTCGTCGTGTATCAGACACAACCACATGGTATATTATGCGAACCAAGTTGGAGTCCGAGGAAACAAACGTACCTCGACTAGACTACCTATCACTGCTCGCGCTATCAGATAAGAACGTTCAATCTGCCGGTCTTACTAACACCCTAACCATTCCTTACAGTATGCCATCTGAGGATGTTGTGGTTGTTCTTAGTGATGACTTTGGAGATGATGCCTTGTCAGTATACCCAGCCAGCTCAATCCTTGCACAAGGAAACAGCACGGTACTAACAGTACGTGGCTTCAACCTATATAGCCATCTGGGTAAGAGGGTATATATTGGATCTAAGTTCCAGATGCTGATCGAGCTATCAACTCAGTTTCAGCGGGACCAAAACCTAAACATCATGGAAGGCGTACTCAACCTAAAGACGCTTACTGTACGACACACCAACACCGG